CACATATTTTGATCCGCAAAAGGATATGGTTACGAGTGAGCCCTATAACGCTTATGACATCTTCTTTGAGGCGGATGTCTCAAGACCAGATGAAAGCTCGTGGATTGCACTTCGGACATTCCATACAAAAGAAGAGCTTAAAAAAGCGTACCCTGATGAGGCTGACTTCATTGAGGACGCACCCACCGCATCACAACAAGACTCTCCTTTGGGCAGGACAAGGCCAAAGGGCCGGGTTGAGGTATACGAGATTTACTGGAGGGATGGTCGTCATGCCATCATGACAGGAAGCAAGTACCTCTTTAAAGAAGAAGACGCCTCCGTTGATCCGTTTCCAATTCAAATCATTCGGTTCTCAGAAATACCAACGCGAGCATGGGGTCTTGGCCTTATAGAGCCCCTGGTAGACCTTCAATGGTTTTACAACAAGGCCCGTAGCCAGATTATTCAGAACGCGGAACTGATGGCGAACCCTAAAATCTTAATTCCAAAGACGGCAGGGGTGCCAACAAACGCGTTTACAGACCGGCCTGGAGAGAAAATATACTACAACGCAGCAGGAGGTGAGCCGCGCACGATGTCTCCAGCCCCGCTGCCAGGCTATATTCTTGACAACGTTACAAGGATTCAATCCGAAATGGGCGATGTGTCTGGATTGCACTCTGTGTCGCTAGGGAAGCGAGCAGTTAATGTTAGCAGCGGTGCTGCTATTCAGCAGCTTAGTGAGCGCGATTTAAGCCAACTTCATATTACACAGACTGCCATCGAGAAGGCGGTTAGGAACATGGCTAAAACCGTCATCATACTGGCTAAAGCCCACTACTCAGAAAAGAAGATGATCCGAATGATGGACGACTTTGGTCGTGTTATTCACGAAGAACTTAACCGAGAGAATATCGTTGATGACCCTGAAGTGTTCTTGCAAGCAGGCTCACTCTTTAGAAAGGAAGCACACGACCGAGATGCAAAAGTCATGGAGCTATTCAACCTCGGGCTTGTTGATAAAGAGACGGCCATGTACGAGCTTTCTTTCCGAACATCGAATAGTCGAGTGAGCGAGAAGGTAAGGTCCCTGGCACACGCACAACAAATACTTGATGCTGTTAAACAGGGTTACGCGGTTGAGATTTACGCAACCGACGACCTTGATTCTTTCGGTCGAGTATTTAAAGAGTTTATGCAGTCTAGCGATTATTACGCCATGCCCACAGAGCAGCAGGATTACGTCTCAGACGTATACACCTCAATCGTTTCGTTTGGTAAGGGTCAGCAGGTTTATGACTTGATGATGAAAGAGCGCCTTGTGTTTCCTAAAGAAATACAGCCGGGCTTAAATCCTCAACAGACGGCGCAACAAGCGGCGTTACCTCAAAGCGAGATGGCGGAAGAGCAAGTCTCAGCAGAGGCGGTTTCAAATGCCGCCGACTCTTTCGGTGCGGAAGAGGCTGTATCTAGAATTGGCCAGCGGTCAGAAGCACTCATATCTCCATTTGGAGGAAACCTATAATGATTGTCAGCCAGATAGTTGCTCTTTTTAGAGCCTACTGTGATGAGCCAGACGCAACATTCCTTACGGATGCAGACGTGACTTCATATCTTCGCGAAGGATATGACGAGTTTAGGCGTAAAGTCTCAGTGCTTGACCCATACGTGTATGCAATCGATGTAAATATCACCGTAAATGCAGATGCATATGACCTGGCAGACGTTGCAAACCCTGTAGTTCTTTTCGGACCAACAGCAAACCTGGCCCCTGGGCCTCCGACAGCACCAAGGCTTATGCAGCTTGTAGGCGTGCGCGCCCAAGGCAACTCCAACAGCATTGGCTCTTATCAGTACAAAGGAACATCTTCGTTCAAAGGACTTGTAAACAGCAACCGCACTTACCTTCTGATGGGCACCAAGCTGCTCTTCTCGGAGAATGTCGGCCAGGCGCTAATTCTAAGCTACATACCTGAGCAGAACATTACGTGGACTGCCGCTTCTGCTGACTTGCCTGACAACCTTACGCAGTTCCATGACATGATTGCGCTCTATGCTACTAAGCAATACCAAATCAGAGATGCGGCGATAAATAACCCCCTTATGATGCAGCTACAGCAAAGAGAGCGCGACTTAGAGGCTTACGTTGTTACCCGTAACATCGATGGGCCACATTATATTCAGAGGACAATCGGCAGCTACGAGGACTTTTAATGGCTATTAAAGGCGAAGAGGTTGAACTGCTCGGAAGGGGCATTGAGCAGGTAACTCCATCTAATGGAAGTTTTGCCCTCAACATGCTGTATCGCCGTGGCTCCTGGGAGGTGCGTGAAGGCTTTGGGCAGGTGTCTGAATACTGCACAACAGTTTCAATGCCAAGTTACAGCGTTCGTCCAGATGACTTTGGCATTGACAAGCATCTTGGCTCACACCTTTTTACAACGAACACAGGCCATAAGCAGTTGCTTTCAATCTTTTCTGCGGTTGTTAATAGCGCCAACCTAGATAGCATTTCAGCGTTAGGAAGAAGATCCACCCCAGGAAGCCAACCACTTGACATATACGTTGTGCAAATTGACGACCTTACGGATGGCACTAGGTATGAAGAGTGCCTCTATAGGCAAACATCGAGAAACCACAGCGACATTGCAGCAGGCACGCTATCGCAGACTGACTTTGGGATTCCCATGTATTCATGGCATGGCCACTATGAAACCTTTAGGGACATAGATAGGCAGGCATGGGTTTCTGCATTTAAGCCCAAGCCGTTCTTCTTTCATGAATACCAAGACACCATCTTCTTCGGAAACGAAACGGTGGGCACGTGGGCGTACTACCCAACGCACTTTAACCATAACAGGCGAGAGCGTAATGCCTTCGTCACGACTGAGGTAAACAATGAGTGGGGGGAAGTGTTTAGCGAGTCGTGCAGGATTCACGATGTAACGTTTTCTTCGGGGACTAAGAACTACCCTTACTTTAACAACGCCTCGCTGCCCGACTTTGTTGATATGACGTCCATATCGTCCATCGCTGTGTATGCGGCAGACAAGACAATATACTTTTCGGACCCTGAGCGCCCCGCATCTATCATCGATCTAAACTTCCAGAACGTTCCCTGTGACGGTGACATTGTTGCCATTGAGGAGCACTTTGGAAACCTAGTCATATTCACCAGTTCTGAAACGTTTGTGTACAGGTTTCCTGGGAACAGCGCTCTTCAAAGCGGTGGTCAATTTACACAGCTATCGAATCACGTTGGGTGCATAGGGCCAAACACAGCCATAAAAGTAGAAGGCCAGTTGATGTGGGCGGACAGAAACGGCGTCTACTCGACAAGCGGAAACTTTACGATTCAAAACATTGGCAAGCCCATAGAGCGCTTCTTTACTGACTTTATGACAAACCCGTTAACTTCGTTCTACACAGAAAGCGGCACGACATTAACATCACGAACACAACCAACGACAGTGTTGCAGGCCGATTTAAATGGCGTAAACATGGCGTATTGCCCGAAGTATGAGGCGCTGTTTATAACCTTCCCGCACAACAACTGTTCACTTGTTTATTCTCAGCAGAAGTGGTCGCTATGGACAGAAGAGTCGATTGTGTTTTTAGACGGCGCGACACCAAAGGTTGGCCTTACAGAAAACATAACGATGCCCTGGATTGTTGCCGACTCCGATAGCATCTACCTGGTTGGCTCAAAAGACACCCAAACCATCGACGACAAAAGCTCTTCAAACAAAGACGTTGTAGCAAACGCCTACTACATTCTTGAGTATGGAAGGGGCGGTTCAATCGACAGAAGTGTCGATGATGAGGACATGCGAAAGCCGACAGGGTTTTGGGAAGCCGAATACCATGCAAGCACAACGACTGGACACCTCTATTACGGGAAACCATGGCGTCTGGATGCTGGCTATAAGTTTAGAGGATATCACGCGACCCTTACGGAAAGCGACCAAGTATACCTTGTGCCTCTTAGTATGGTTGTCCCTAACACTTTTGGTGGCTTAGGTACTGTAACCATCGAGTCGCATTTTGGGTTTGACTCAACGCACTGGGAGCCAATTACAACAACGGCTGTCGGGACAGATGTTGATTTCATGTTGCCCTCTGAGCGATGCGCTGGGCAAACAGGCTGGGGTTATGGCGCTGCGACTACCCTATCTAGAGTTAGCGTTGTAGGCGGAAACAGCATCCAGTTAGAGTTTAACTCAGCAAACTCAGCAAACCCTGTTGTAGGCGTGCCGGATATAAACGCAAACGTTGACAGGCAAACAATGCTTATGTGGCTTCCGTTTAAGAGGCTGCAAAACCAAGATTCGAATTACGGAATTAATATACAGCCTGTGTATGGTGCGGCATCTCAAGTGATTACCCCCAGGGGTGGTGCTGCTGTTTCTCCGCTAGTATCGGTCTGGTTCGAGCATTTTATTGGCGACGATCAGTTGCGGAGAGAAGACTCAGTGGCTCAACCCATAGACTGGGCATACAAAAGCGGTCATGTTGGGCTAGAGGGTGAAACCCTTATGAAGGCGCGTGGCTTGTTTTCTAGGATTATGAGCCATGGCGCTGGCGTGGCCGCAGACTACGTAAAGCCGAATTGGAACTTTGGTTTGTTTAACAGCCTTCTAAGCACAGACAGGAAGGGGTGGATGAGCCAGGTTGTCGATTATGACGGCGTGAATGCTGACGCCATTGTTGACCTTGGCAATAAAAACACCATCCGCACCCGCGTTCTTTCTAGCGGAACGCTGGTTAAGAATGTGTTTGGGGTGGACGGAACGCCAGCGACAATGCTTTACGGTGCTAGCGGAGCGACAACTGGAAACTGTTTAATCGGTGACGAGCAAACATCGGTCATGGCAACAAGCGACTCAGCTAAAGGGTCCATGTTTAGCTACATGGTTTTTGGGCACATGCAGGTAAGGGCACAGCGTCTTAAGCTGGAGAGCGTTAATGCGCTTATTAGGCCCCTTAGTAATGGCCGAAGGAGGACGGGGCACTAATGCCAAGCGTACCACTTCCATACACTTATGCCTCTGATGCTACCAAAAGCCTCGTAGAAATAAGGGCACAGGAGCGAGACACTCAGATTACCGACATCGTAAACTCCTTGTCTGTAGTCACAGCAAAGGACGAGATATCGGAAGACCAAACAGACGATAACTCGTTCAACCTATCCGCAGACTCTTTTGGTGCAGGTCTTGAACTTAAGAGGCCCTTTACGGTTTACAAGGGCATGGCTGGCACCCTTGTTACGAGGCGGTCTACTGTCGATGTGCAAGGCACCTTCGACACTGTGCATTTTCAGGGACCACAAGAAACGGGCTCCTTGATTAAAGTAAAGAGCACGGCGGTGGCAATGTTTAGAAACTGTGTGTTTGATCTGACAAAGCCAGATGACAGCAACACATGGATTGAAATAGAAACCGGGGCAAAGGTTATTTTTGTCGGTTGCGTTTGGAAAGGAACGCCAACCTCTGGCGCTTACTTGACACACTTGGGAGCCAATGCTGATGTCCAGGTGGTCGCGTCCTACGCAGCCTCTACGGCCCCAGGCCCTGTGTTTGGCAACTCTACCCTAACGGCGGTGATATAATGGCTTACAGGCCCCACCCAAGGCATATGACCGATCAGCAGTTTTCTGACGCTACTACTATTGACGGTAGCAGGATAGACTCTGCAATGGAGGATATCGAGCGTCACTTTAACGATGTGCCACAAGGCGACATACGGACTAAGTGGACGCCTTCATCTTATGCTATGTCTTGGTCGCCGACGCCTGCTGGGTCTGCATATCAAAACCATAGCTTTCCGTTTTTAAAATGTTTAAATGATGCGACAACTACGGTTGGCGTGTCTCCTGACAGTTTTGCTAACCCGTTTAGGGTGAAGGGTTTTAATATACCTGGCGTTCTGCCCGAGCCTCAAAGCTCTTCTACTCCGGCTCAAGAGATGAACCGCCAGTATCACTCTACGGTTTCTTTTGAGTTCAACCGTCCTGCAATAATAACACATGTAGATGTCATGCTTTTGGTGGATGATCGTGCAGGAAGGGGCACAACCTCTTACGCAAACACGTATCAGTACGGTGCAACAAGAACGCCGCCTGGGTTTAATGCAAACGCTAACAGTAAGGACTTTAACTTTACGTTGCAGGTTGACGCGCCGACAGGGCCGGAAGACAGGCAGCTTAACCCAATAGAAATGATGCGGCATGACTGGACTTTAAACATGTCGCAAGCAAGCAACGTTGTTTGGCCAGCAGTTTTTGCTGACATGACGCCTTCTGGGTTTCCGTCTCTTGGGTTTAGCGGTGTTGTTGAAAAAATTGAGGGGCCTTTCCCAATTCATAGAAATGGTCGTGTTAGACTGACAATGACAATACCGCCTTCAATCGACAACGCGAGTGCAGATAGGCCGTATGACTCTTCATGGGGGGCACAGCCGTGGGCGACCCAACAGTTTAACGTTACGATGCACGTTCTTGAGGAGCTTGTTTAATGGCTAAGGTTACTCGAACAAAGCTCGCACGCGGAACTAAGCTCACGCCGGACCACACGCACAGTCTTTTAACAGACGCTGCTGCTCAGATGAATGCAGCTACGGTTGATGTACAGCAATTACAAGCGCCTAACTCTTCTTTTCGGATTAATTGGTATTTTCCAAACCTGAGCACTGACTTTCCTTTTGGTAACCATACTCTTGGTGGTCTTGCCAGGAATCAAAAGTTTTGCATTCCTTTTACGCTACCGCCAACGCAGGATTATTTTGATGCTGATGCAGGCGGTGAGAATCTAGTAAGAGATCAGCCTTCTTTGGTTTTAGAAGAAGTGTCGTTTTCGTTTGATCAAAGGGGGGAGGGTGCTGCAATAGTTGGTCATCATAACGCTAACGGCACCGTAAATGTTGATGCAGGCAAATTAGACTTTGAAGAAATCAGGGCTTACGACATGGACATAAGCCTTGTCGAGAAAGACCAGTTATTTTTTAATAGCTCTCAGTCGGATTACACCCCGTCTAAGGTTGTTTTTAACGCGCCTATTGCAAGTCTAAGTTTTGCGGGTAACGATTTACGTTTTAACCCGTTTACCGTTACGGAAATAAATGCATCGATTTCACCGTTTAAGACCTATGCGTTTGTTCTTTCTGCGCCATCGTTAGATGTTGATTCTACTTTGGCTCCAGCAAAAACAAGACCGCACTCTATTGTTTCTGCACACATAAGTTTAAAAGTTAGATCTGTGCTGCTACCGCGTGATGTGTACGCTGCTTCATCTCCTATTCAGAACATGCCATCTAAGGATACTAATTTATTAGTAAGGAGCCCGACTGCTATTGGTCAAACCGTAGCTATTACGGCTCCGGCTGCTGGATCTAACATTGTTGCAGATAGCACTGCTGATGGTGTCACAAGAAACATTGAGCACATAACCTCTGAATTTAGGCATCGGCTGTCTGGTGGTGTCGATAAGTTTTGCGAAACAACAGCAAGGCAAATGCTTAAAAACGATGCAGGTTATGAGGTTGTTGCAATACCACTTTTAAATAACAGGGCGATGGGTGGTGTTTGTTCTGCATATGCGGGAAGCGAGCCGTGGGGTGCTACAAGTGCTGTTTGGGACAGAAGCGTTGTTCCCTTGAATTACCCAATGGTTATACATTCCGTTATTATTGCGTGGAATTGGCAAAGATTTTTTACTACAGCAACACCAGCGCCAGCTACTCCTGTAGCATTAAGGGTTCCTGGTGCTGCTTCGGGGGCTGGAAACACTTTTGTTGCTGAGTTCGGACTTGGTATTGGTGAAGGGATTCAATCGGATAGCTTTAATTATCAGCAGATTGCATCACACACAATGACGGAGCCTTGGGTGTCTGCAACTGGGTTACCGGCTGCAACTTGGGATTCTAGGATTATTGACAGGATAAACTGCAATGGCCCTGACGGGAATGGTGCAAACCGGGCGTCTGCTGGTGTTAATGACCCCCAGAACTGGGAGTGGGAGTTGCACCAGATGGACATTATTAATGCTGCTGCTCCGTATTTAGGTAGCGGGTATTACACAAACGGTCGTCCGTTTTTTGCAGGAAAGTCGTGGGCTCCGACCCAAGGAAGGAACAATGTGTCTACTGGTGCGTTGTCGGCTGTTGCCGGTCGAGAACAGTTCCTTGAGGCTCGTGTAAAGATTACATATGGTGGTGGTGCGTTCCCGAATAACGACGAAGTTATATCCGGCTACCAAGGTCACTGGATATACGTCATTGGAAAGAAATACTTAACGAGGTAAGTCATGTTATCGTATGAAGAAAACAGCGCTCTTTTGGATCAAGAGCAGCAAGAAAAAGACAGGCTTGAGCGCGAAATGGTCGATGCGCGTCGTCGTGCGGCCTCTCAATACCAGCAAGGTATGGGGGATGTTAGGACTGCGATGGATCGCGGCAACATGCTTACTCGTCAGTACGCAGCAGGGAACCTTGGTCGCGCTCAAGGATTTACTGGCTCTGGTGGTGGCGCAATGCGAGCAGGTCTTGGCGCAGGAATGCAGGCCGCACAACAGATTGCGAGCGCGGAACAGACAGGGGTTGGCAGGCTCATGGACATGGGCGTTAACCTTGGCCAGCTACAGGAGTCTGCGTCTTCTGGCGCACGCGAATTGATGAAGAGCGACCAGCGTATGCTTAAAATACAGCAATACATGCAGACATTCCAAGAGGTCCTGGATAAGCAGGGGTATGACGAAGCCTTGGCTGCGATGAATGCTCTTTTAAGAAACGAAACAGATTCAGCCGTAAGAGATCAAACCTACGCCATGGCGATGCGGGCTGGCGGATACAAAAGTTATTAGCACAAGGTAAAAATAAATGGCTCGCATTATCACATCTAAATTACAGCACTTTGACCCAATGGCCCGAGGCGGCGAACAGGTCATAACAAGCGGTGGTCCTAAGTTTGCCAAGACCGGCTTGTTTGGCGGCGACATGGACATTAACGAACTTAATAGCCTTAACGCTGCAATTAAGTCGGGAATGGGTATTGCTAAGGATGTCTGGCCGACAATAAAAGGCGTTGTTGATCCTCCCATGAAAAAGATTCAGGAGATGATGCAGCAGTCGGATATTGAAGATGCTCGGTCAAAAGCAGCCAAAGGCATGGCTTTAAAGGCCGGAGACTCTCTTGTTGGTCGCGGAACACCGCCTGCTGGCCAAGAGATTGTTGAGGAGGACATTACAGAGGTCGAAACTCAAGTGCCAATGGGGGCTGCCAGGCAGGGAGTTAATAGAAGGTTTGATGCGTCTTTGAGTAAAGAAATTTCTGATTCGAAAGAAAGTATGCTTGCACCCCTTTATGAGAAATATCGCATTACGCCAGGGGATAAACAAGGGCTTGCAAGTGCCCTCATGCGAGCAAAAAGTCTTGCTTCTGGACGGAGGCCAACGCCGATTGCCAAAGACGCCATTTTTCAGGACGAAAAAACGTTTGTTCAGGCACTTTCCTCAACAGGTGAGCGGGGTGAGCCGGGAAGTCCTCTTAGTGCGTACCAGGGCATAAGTCGGGACAATGACGCTGCAAGATCGGCCAGTGTAAAGAGCAGGGCCATAGACGCTGCAAGGTCCCGTGGGCTTGAACAGGCTGCGTCTGGCAATTATGCCGATGCTGCAAAATCGATGCTCGCTTCCTACAGGATGGAGCCTGAGCCTAAGGCCCTTTTTAACGCCGGGAA